CAAGCGGCTGTCGGTTTATTCCTAAATGATAAGTCCACCACATACCCAGAGTGGCAAACCAAGACCACAAATGGCCAGAAAATCGCTGCGCCATTCTTCAAAGTATAAAATATTTATTAGTTTGTTTGGTTAGTTTAATAAGTTTAGTTAGGTTTGTAACGAATCAGACTAAACTTATTATGAAAACTTATACAATTACCGAAGATTTATATAAAGCAATTATAGAATCAGTATACCATAAAGGTATATGCTCCACGCATGGAGATAATATAAAATTTGATGAAAAAGAAGTTCTTCAACAAGCTATTAAAACTATTGAAGATCAACAGTATATATATGAGGATTAATATAAAAATACCTGACGACATTCACACAGCCCTCAAGGTTAGGGCTGCTAGTGAATCTATTACTTTACAACAATTAATTATTAACATTCTAAACAAACAAAAATGAGTTTTTTACCTACAGATTACCAAGCGCCAAAGCCAAGCGGCGGCGGCTACACAAAATGCCTTAAAGGCGATACTATACTCAGATTCTTAGGCGATCCAATAACAGGCTATGAATGGTGGGAGCCAGTGCACGGAACACACGGCACAGAAAAGCCTGTGAGATGTAACAACTTTGATGAAATTAGAGATGAACACGCCACACAAAAAGCCAAGCATTTTTGGGCGTGCGCTGTGTGGAATTACGAGGCTAACGCTGTCCAGATATGGCAGATAAACCAAAGGACAATACAGGAGGCTATCATGAATTTAATTAACGATCCAGATTGGGGCGACCCTCGCGCGTATGATCTCAAAATAACCCGAACAGGGGACGCACTTGAAACCAAGTACACGGTTAGCCCAAAGCCAAAAAAGGAATTACCAGAGGCCGCCAAATATGAGTTTGAACTTATGAACATCAAACTAGAGAAGTTACTTACAGGCGAAGACCCATTTGAAGGATGAGGACAGCTAGACCAATTTCTAGTCCTTCATTCGAGGAGTTTTGGGACTTATACGACAAAAAAATCGATAGGAAAAAATGCGAGAGGGCTTGGCAGAAACTCGATCCTGTGACGCGTCAAGAGTGCCTTCTCCATGTAGTAAATTACGTGGAAAGTACACCAGACAAAAGGTATAGAAAAAATCCATTTACTTATTTATTTAATGAATCATACTATGATGAAATTATCCAAACAAGGCAAAACAGACATCGACAGGCTTTCGAGTACATCTTTAACCACTATAATCCGTGAAGTTGAAGAAAAAAGAGACGTACAAATGGCTTTGTCTGGTGCTATGTACGGCGTCGCTAATATGTATAGCGACGTCGATATCAAAGCGCTCACGGCAACGATGGACGCCTTTTACAGAGAGTTCCAATATGAGCCGCTATCTGTTTTTATAGACGTAATTAACGACTTTAAGACAGGTAAAGTCAAAGTATTTGGAAGGATAACGCCTACCCAGATACGCGAGAGCATAATGGATAAGCTAGACAAGATAGCAAGGGAGCGCGAAAATGCTCACTTGGATAGAAAGGGGGACGCGGGAACGCGTTCCACCCTTACTCTTAGGGAGGCATTGGCTAAGGTAACTACTCAGAAATGAAGATATTAAATTTATACGCTTGCTTAGGAGGCAATAGATATAAGTGGGGAGATGAACATGATATTACAGCTGTGGAATTGGACCCGGAGGCAGCGCGTTTGTATCAAGAAAGATTCCCAAATGATACCGTAATAATAGGAGATGCGCATCAATACTTATTAGATCACTACAAAGAATATGATTTTATTTGGTCTAGCCCTCCATGTCCAACTCATAGCAGGATTCAAACTGGTATGAAGAATATAAGAAAAATGGCATACCCAGACATGACTTTGTATCAAGAAATCATATTGCTTAATAATTTTTATACTGGCAAGTATGTAGTTGAAAACGTCATCCCATATTATGAGCCATTAATCCCAGCACAAAAAAGGGGAAGGCATTTATATTGGGCTAATTTTAAACTACCTAGTATTTTAACTACTAGGAAAGTAATTATCGGGTCTGGCTTAAATGAAGTTAAAAAATTATGTGATTTCCATGATTACGACTTTTATAAATACAAAGGAAAACAACCCACTAATAAAATGGCTAGAAATTTAGTTGACTATGAAGCTGGTAAAAAAATACTTGACACCGTGCTTGGTATAATTGTGAAAGAGAATGTTAACCAAATGGCTTTATTTTATGATCAATAGCAGAGCAAAAGGCCACGCATACGAGTTGCAAATAGTTAACCGGCTAAAAGAACTAGGCTATGATGCTGTAACGAGTAGATCAGAAAGCAAACGAATGGATGATTTAGGCGTCGATATAATAGATAATACCGACTTTTATATCCAATGCAAAGCCGTGGAGAAATTAAAGCCTAGTTTACATGACATCTTAAAGAGGATGCCTACAGATAAAGTGCCTGTTGTATATCATAAACGAAATAATAAATCTACTGTTGTATCATTAAAACTAAAAGATTTTGAAAGACTATTATTACAAGCCCGCGATTAATCCTTTTGAAACTTACGAAATAGCACGAAAGGAATACCTAGAAAGAAAGATAAAAAAAGAGAATTACATATCATTTTTAAAAAGATTGAGATATTATGAACGTAGACGAAGCGCTGAAACTATTGGAGGCAAAAGTTGAGGAGGATATCCACGAACTAACGCCAAAGGATAGGCTTTTATTTTGGGCTAACTTGCTCGAATTTAAGAAAGCTAAGATCCAAAGAATACCTTTTCTAGTACCAGAAAACGACGCTAAAATTATCATAGAATATGAGGACTATAAGACTGAGGCACACGCGAGTATTTCAAAGCCTTTGGACAAGCCAAAAGAGAATTAACGCATTCAGAGGCGGCGCAAGGTCTAGCAAGACTCACTCAATATTACAAGGTATTGCTATCTGGTTAGCCTCTGGTTATTTCGGTGATGATTATGTACCTAAAGGTACGTTCTCAGTAATTAGGGAAACCCTACCCGCTTTGAGGGCGTCAGCTTATAAGGAGTTTATTAATTTACTCCAAGATATGGACGTTTATTATTACGTCGATCATCGCAAGACATTGCTTGAGTTAGAGTTTGAAAATAGAATCGTTCAGTTTTTTAGTACGGACGACCTAAACAGCGCTAAGCTGAGAGGGAGACAGAATACATTCTTTTATTTAAACGAGGCAAATACAATACCTTTTGAGGCGTTTAATCAGTTAATAATGAGATGTGAAAAGTTTTGTATCTTAGATTATAACCCCGCGGGGATTGAAAATTGGTGTAAGACATACATAGAAGATGACCGCCAACATTGGCCAGATCAAGACGTTAAGCTAGATGTAAGCACATATAAAGATAATCCGTACATACCTACAGAGATGGTTAAGGAAATAGAGGGATTAAAGAAAACAGATACAGACCTTTGGAACGTATACACGCGTGGCAATTGGGTGCAATCTAGAAACCTAGTCTTTGAAAAAATAAACATTTGCCAAGATGTGCCACAAGGTAAAGTATTTTTTGGCTTGGATTTTGGTTGGAATGATCCAAGTGTCTGCTGCAAGGTCACGAAGGTAGATGATAAAATTTATATTGAGCAAATCTTTTTTAGAACTAAAATGCTTTTAAAAGACATAGCCGAGGAGTTGCACGCAATAGGAGTACATAAGGTATACGCTGACAATGAGCCGCGAACTATTAAGGAACTTAGAAATAGAGGAATAAGAATAAAGCCCGCTAAGAAGGGCAAAGACTCAATAAGACAGGGGCTTGGATTTATTAGAACTCACCAGATATTTATACATGAGGAGGCCTTAGAAACCATCAAAGAGTTTAGGGAATATAAGTATAAACTAGATGACCAGAACGATCCCACAGATGAGCCACTAGACTTAAATAATCATTCAGTAGACGCCACTAGATACGCGCTAAGCCTTGCACTAAGGGGTGCTGTGACAATACGATGAAAAGATTTAAAATACATTACGATGATGATATTATCGGCGGACAGATTCCCGATTCATGGGAGGAGTTGACGGTCAAACAATGGGCAGCGCTTAGGCCTAACGTTTCTGACCTTGAATTATTGAGCGTATTATCTGGCATTAATCTAAGCTACCTAGAGAATACACGGGCAGACCTTAGCCCCGCGATTGAACACGTGTACCAGAGTATTAAGGATATGCCAGAGGACTTAAACCATTTAGCCAGAAAGCCGCTAAACATTTTAGGTCATCAAATCAAATTCCCCAAAGACATCAACTTTGCAAGGTATGGCCAGAAAGCTATGGTTAAAAATGCAATACAAGGCGCTGAGGATATGCGCGAGATCGTGTCTAATGTCATCGCGATATATGCGCAGCCCTCAATAGATGGTAAATTTGACAGCGCTAAGCTAGAGCCAATAAAAAAGGCTATTGATAATCTGCCTATTATTATGGCATGGCCTTGGGCAGTTTTTTTTTTGAGGAAACTAAGCGCGTTGAGGAGGACTTATCTAAGCGATTGGAGGCAATCCCAATGACAGCCGAACAGACAAAAATGAATAGCTTTTTTGATATGGCGGGATCAAAGCGACTTGAGAAATGGGGTGACTTTATGTTTATAGATCAGCTTTGCAAAACTTATCCACAATATACGCACGATAATATATGGGATATGGAACTTATTACCGTCAATAATTTAATTATTTTAAACCGAGAATTGGGGTACGTTAACTCTAAAACTCAAGAAATCCAAAGAAAAACATGAATATCTCTATAATTGTCGTACTAGTCGCGTTTATATTCGGCTTTTTTTTTGCTATCTTTACAGCAATATTCTTTATAATACTTTCTAAATATGAACATCATCGCAACAACCCTAAAGAGCATAATAGAGGCACAGGGTTTGACGTACCTAAGAGCAGCGAACCCAAACGACCTTAATGAATTGGTGGGCAGTTATGACCTATCCAATGGCGTCGGTGTATATGCTAATTTACCAACGGTTGATAATATTACATACAGCCAGAATAGTAATGTATTAATGGAGTACGGTGTTGAGGTGTATTACCTTAAATTAAGCACAGGAACAGACGACACAGCCACACAAATAGAC